GAAGAAAACCCAACAAACAAGAAGCCTAAGGCTAAACCTGAAGCTAAGCCTGAAGCTAAGCCTAAGCCTGAAGCTAAGCCTAAACCTGAAGCTAAGCCTAAGAAAACTAAAAAGGCTGCTCCTGGGACGATAGGAATAGCAACAGGTGCTGTAGGGCGCGGCAGATTCAAAGCGTTTGTTGGCGAGGCTAAATCAAGAGCAGAAAACGATCCAGAAAGCTTAATGAAAGATTTAGGCGTAAAGCAAGGGGGTACTGACTTAGACGGTGTGTTGGGTGTAATCAACGCTGCAATTCACACAAACCCAGTCATGGGTGAAGCATATTCAGGTGCCTCAGCGATGCAAGAACAAACTCCGGATGGCAATATGATTGATGTAATAGGTGTCGTACCTTCCGGAGTCAATATACGTAACGGAATAAAGTTTTTGTCACATACACTCGCTGGAGCCCAAAATGCCGGCAAGTTGTCACTCACAGTAGGCATAGAGCTTAATCAAGGAAGAAATGCCCCAATTGTGATTTATGCGATATAGTTGAACTTTTTAGAAGGCACAACTATAATATAATCATGAAAGATACAGCCCAATTATTGTCTCAGTTTGAAAAATATCAAGATGTCCTCAAGAAGGTCATTGGATCGGAGCCTGCAAAGGACTTATGCGAAACTTTAGGCGAGCGATTGTTAATGTGTCCACGAGGATTAACTGAAGAGGATGGTGGCTCCCCGGGAGAGCTTTTGGCATTCAGCCTAGAAGTTGCTTCTATTGCTAAGTCTCTTTCTAAAACTTACGGTAATACTAAGTCTCTAGTAAAAGTAGCTCTTTTGCACGAATTAGGTAGAATCGGCGGCCTGGACGCAAATGAAGACCTATATGTCGTACAAGAATCAGAGTGGCATAGAGATAAGCTTGGGCAAGTTTACAAGTATAATGATGGCTGCCCAAAGATGAATATTTCACATCGTACACTTTGGTTGCTATCACATTTTGGAATAGAGTTGTCTAGAGAAGAGTGGGTTGCAATCAATATTTCACAAGGAATGCACTTGCCAGAAAACCAGTTTTACGGAAATTCTCTCAATTCTATAGCTGCAGGTTTATTAAGTGCAAGGTTGTCTGTACTGCACGGAAATAATACTTAGATTTATGCGAGATTTACGAAGCCTAGTAAGAGAAGTTATTAAAGAGATGAGTCTTTTGGAAAAGAAAGATGAACCTACTGAAGAGCTTCTGACTGAGCCAGACGATCCTTCCGAGGAAAATCAAGAAAACGAGGTAAGTGCTGTTAGTTCAATCGCTGGAGTTACAACACCTCTAGGAACTGGACCTACTTACCCTTCAACAAAAAAGCCCAAGAAGAAAAAGAAGCTTCGAAAGGGTTGGCAAAAAAGCAAGTAAATCAAGCATACATTTAATTGAACATTTTATTTTAAGAAACTAAACTTTAAAAGCTCATCACGTAGGTGAGAAACACACTTTGACCATTAAAACATTAAGGAGTTAAAAAATGGCAATTGATCTAGATGCAATTCGCAAAAAGCTAAACCAGCTATCTGGTACTAACAGCCGCCGCAATACTATGTGGCGTCCCCAGGAAGGTGAAGAGACCACAGTCCGCCTTCTTTCTTTTCCTGACAATGATGGGCAGCCTTTTAAAGAGCGCTGGTTCTATTACAATATCGGAAATAACCCAGGTCTTCTGGCACCATACCAGTTCGGCCAACCAGACCCAATTCAGGAGCTTATTAACAAGCTCCGTGACGACGGCTCTAAAGAGTCATATGAACTAGCAAAGAAGCTTTATCCGAAGATGAGAAGCTATGCTCCTGTTGTTGTTCGAGGCGAAGAAGACAAGGGTGTAAGGCTTTGGTCATTTGGAAAGACAGTCTATCAATCACTTCTCAACATTATGCTTGATGAGGATTATGGAGATATTACCGATCCAACAGACGGACGAGACGTAAAAGTCGTCTGCACAAAGGCTCCCGGAAGAATGTGGGCATCTACAGAAGTTCGGCCACGAGGCAAGCAATCGACCCTCTCTGATAATGCAGCCACGGCAAAGGAGTGGCTTGACAATATTCCTGACCTGGACGAGATGTATACATGCAAGACTTATGAAGAGCTGGAAAAGATTGTCAACGACTGGCTCAACGGTGACACAGAGCAAGATTCTGATGGTTTGGAACATCACTCTTCGAGCACTAACACTAGTACTTCAAGTCAAGAAAACGAGACAAAGAAGTACAAGAGTTTGGATGATGCCTTTGCAGATCTTGAAGATCTGTAGAGAAAGCTACATTTAAAATGTCAGGGGCGTTCTTCGCCCCTGACTTGTATTTGAACACTGACAGCTGTGGATCTATACTTGTCACTATAGGAGTTATCATGACAAAGAAAAACACAAATGACTTTACAGATGATCTAATATCTGCGCTAAATAAAGAGCATGGATCAAAAATTGCGTATAATTTGGCCCATGATACTTCACCTACACATGTGAACAGATGGATTAGTACCGGTTCCAGACTCTTAGACTACATTATTGCCAATAGAAATGACGGCGGTTTACCTGAGGGAAGGATAGTTGAAATATTCGGGCCACCCTCTATTGGAAAATCACATATAGCAATTCAAATTGCAAGATCCACCCAGCAGATGGGCGGAATTGTTGTTTATATTGATACTGAGAATGCAACTTCAGTTGAAAATTTAGCACTTCTAGGCGTCGACATTACTAAAAGGTTTGTATATGTCGACACTCATTGTACTGAAGAGGTGCTTTCTATTGCAGAGTCTACTATTATGAAGGCAAAGGCAATGGATAAGAACGTGCCGATTACTATTGTGTGGGATTCTGTAGCAGCATCTTCACCTAAAGCAGAGCTTGTAGGTGACTATGACAAAGAATCAATAGGCTTGCAAGCTAGAGCAATCTCAAAAGGCATGCGAAAAATTACAGGAGTGATTGCAAATCAAAATGTCCTTTTTATCTGTCTAAATCAAATAAGGACAAAGGTAGGTGTAATGTATGGTGATCCAACAACAACTCCGGGTGGAAAGGCAATCCCTTTTCATTCATCAGTCAGGATCAAGCTTGGCGCCGGCCAACAAATTCAAGACAAGAATAAAAATGTAATCGGTATTCACGTTTCTGCAAAAACTATTAAAAACAAAGTCTCTGCACCTTTTAGAGATTGTAAGTTTGAAATCCATTTTGGAATAGGGATTAAAGAGCACGAGCAAATATTTGATGTTCTTAGAAAGCATGGAAAAGAACTAATAGATGGTAAAGAAGTGTGCATAGCAGGATCTGGCACTTGGAAATCTTTGATGGTTACTGATGCAAAAACCGGTGAAGTTCTTGTAGAAAAAAAGTTCTACAAGACTGAGTTTGATCAAATTTTAAAAGACCCAGAATACTCAGCCTACACAGATGCGCTCTTAGAACGTGCAATGGTTAAAAAAATGTCAAACCCTAATGAGATTAATATCGACCCTGAGTCGTATGAGGAAGTCAGAGCTGTAGCTTTAGACCTAGAAGAAGATTTAATACTCCCGGAGGAATAAAATGAGTGAACGTCCTATCTTATTAGTGGACGGATTAAACTTGTTTATGAGACACTTCGTTGTCAATCCTAGCATGAGTGATTCTGGGTTGCATATCGGAGGTGTCATAGGTTTTCTAAAGGCACTTTCGCACTTAAGCGATAGAACACACCCTAAAAAGATAGTCGTTGTGTGGGAGTCAGGTGGTTCGCCTAGAAGAAGAGCAATATTCAAAGAGTATAAGCAAAATAGAAGACCTCAAAAACTCAACAGATACTACGAAGATGATATTCCGGATACGACACAAAACAGGGACAGTCAAATCTCTCTAATCATAGAGGCGCTCAGATACACAGCAACGACGCAGATATACGTACCTGATTGTGAAGCAGATGATGTAATCGGATACCTAGTAAGGCATAAATTCAAGAATGATAAGTGTGTGATAGTATCGTCCGACAAAGATTTTTATCAGCTTCTTTCCAAGAATGTCATACAGTGGTCACCAGGACAAAAAAAATACATAACACCGAAAACACTTTTAAAAAAATTTGGAATATCTGCGGTTAATTTTTGCACAGCCAGGTCTTTCATAGGCGACCCATCTGACGGCATTGACGGAGTGCCTCGGGTAGGATTTACATCTTTGGCCAAACGATTCCCAGAGATGTCAGATAACAAATTTATATCAGTTGATGATCTGGTGACATCTGCAAATTATGCACAGGAAGAAAAATCACTCAAGATGTATGCTAGCATGATTGAAAATGCGGATATCGCAAAAAGAAACTGGAAACTAATGTATTTAGACATGATAGGCCTCTCTTCTGATCAAATTGAAAAAATTAATTTTTCTATTGAAAATTCAGGGCCCTCTAGTGATAAAATATCCCTTATAAGAATGCTAGTTCGAGAAGGCATTCAAAATTTTAATGTTGACTCTTTTTTTGCATCAATTCAGGCACACACTAGGATTACTAGATGACAGACAGCACAACAGCTTCTAATTTTGGCCAGTATGGAAAATCTTTCCAAGAAAAAATATTTCAAAGTCTAATGACAGACAAAGAATGGTCTGCACAAATGGTGGAGGTTATGGATCCTTCGTTTTTTGATGTAAGCTATTTAGAGTACTTGGCTGATAAATTTTTTGCTTACTATAAAAAGTACAAATGTTTTCCTACACTAGGCTTGCTAGTAACAATCATAAGAGATGACTTATCTCAAAAAGATGATGCAATTCTTAGAGATCAAATTGTTCAATTTTTACATCGGATAAAAACTAGCACAGACCTAGGTGATCTTGCCTATGTTAAAGATAAGTCTTTAGATTTTTGCAGAAGGCAAGCCTTTAAAGATGCGCTAGAGCAAGCTGTTGAATTAATTTCAACAGATAAGTTCGAAAGTGTTGTAACACTAATGAAGACAGCAGTCTCTGTTGGTTTGCCGTCAAGTGTAGGGCACGATTTCTTTGAAGATGCAGAAGCTAGATTTGTAAAAATTAGTCGACAAGTCTGTCCTACTGGATTGCCTAGGATTGACGCCCCTGATATTCTTAGAGGAGGTCTAGGCCGCGGAGAGATCGGGGTTGTGACTGCTAATACCGGTGTAGGTAAGTCACACTGGTTGGTGGCGATGGGTGCCAATGCAATGCGCGCCGGAAAAAATGTCCTACATTATACTTTTGAGCTGACAGAGCATGCTGTAGGCCTTCGTTATGACTCAAACCTATGTAATATTCCATCTAACGACGTGCAAGAACAGAAAGACGCTGTGATGGAAAAGTACAAAGACATGGACTTGGGAAGGCTAATAATCAAAGAATACCCTACAGGAAGTGCTTCTTCGATCACAATTAGAAATCATGTTGAAAAATTAATGCTAAAAGGTTTCAAGCCATCTGTAATCATTATTGACTATGCTGATATTATGAGATCAACAAGAGCATATGACTCCCTAAGGCACGAACTTAAGTTGATTTATGAAGAACTAAGAAATCTGGCGATGGACCTAAACATTCCGATATGGACAGCTTCTCAAGCAAACCGCGACTCAGCCAAGTCAGATATCGTAGGGCTTGAAAATATGTCAGAAGCGTATGGTAAGGCAATGGTTGCTGATGTCGTAATATCCCTCTCTAGAAAAGCGATGGAAAAGTCTACAGGCGCCGGCCGCCTATTTGTTGCAAAAAATAGAGCTGGACGAGATGGGTTGGTTTTTCCAATACACATAGACACAGCAAGAAGTACATTTGAAATATTAGATGAAAAAACACTCACACTTAATGAAGCGGTGAAGCAGTCTGATTCTGAAATGAAGACTCTGCTAAGAAAAAAATGGAAAGAGGTAAACGGTGACAATGAAGATTAAGATAAGTCTTACAGAGATAGCGTCAAGTGTGCTGCATCAACTTGGAATTTCTACAGAAAACTATGGCCCTGCTTATGATGGCGAAAGTGTAGGGTTAGATTTGTATAACATGGGCCCAGAAATAGTTCTTTACGGAAGAAATAAATGGGTCGCATATGGAGAAGAAGTAGCTTTAATTCCAACAGGAGTAAAAATTGCTCTACCTAGAAATACAGTTGCTCTCGTAAAAGAGAGAGGGTCAATAACAAAGTTAGGATTAACAGCAAGGGCCGGTGTAATCGATCCAGGCTACACAGGAGAAATATTTGTAAACTTAGTAAACGTAGGAGAGCGAGATACAACAATTCCTGCAGGTGCTAAGTTGCCCGTACAATTAATTGTTTTGCCATGTTATACAGACTTTAGTGTGATTAGTAATTTAGAATATCTAGAAGAATCTAAAGACGCAAAAAGACAGACAGGTAGTCTGGGAAGCTCTAATACTGCCTCTATAGAATCTGACAGCAAAGAAAAGAAATAAACGGAGTATTGAGGATGTCGACATTTGAGGATGCATTTCAAGAAAGTCTCAAATATTTTGAGGGAGATGAGCTAGCAGCATCGGTTTTTGTTACCAAATACGCTTTGCAGGATGAGGAGGGTAACTATTTAGAGACCAACCCAGATCAAATGCATAAAAGGCTAGCAAAGGAGTTTTCTAGAATAGAGCAAAAATATGAAAACCCTATGTCAGAGCAGGAAATTTACAATCTCTTTAAAGGTTTCAAGTATGTAGTGCCTCAAGGCTCCCCCATGGCTGGTGTAGGGAACGATCATCAAATACAATCTCTTTCAAATTGCTTTGTTGTAGACTCACCTGAAGATTCTTATGGTGGCATTTTAAAAGCGGATCAGGAACAGGTTCAAATTATGAAACGCCGCGGCGGAGTAGGGTTTGACATTTCTACAATACGCCCTCATGGCCTAAGAACTTCAAACGCTGCAAAGACAACTGATGGTATCGGTGTTTTTATGGAAAGGTTTTCAAATTCTTGCCGTGAAGTTGCTCAAGGCGGCCGCCGAGGTGCCTTGATGTTGACAATATCTGTTCACCACCCAGACATTCAAACTTTTATTGATATTAAACGAGATCTTACAAAAGTAACAGGTGCAAACATTTCTATTCGACTAACTGACGAGTTTATGAATGCAGTAGAGGCTGACAGTGAATATGAACTAAGGTTTCCTGTAGATCCTGCTGAAAAGAGAGTTGTTTCTAGGCACATGTCTGCAAAAGAGATTTGGGACAGCGTGATTGAGTCTGCACATGCTTCTGCAGAACCAGGTTTACTATTTTGGGACAATGTCCTGAAATATACACCCGCGCAAATCTACAAAGATGACGGGTTTCACACAATAAGCACAAATCCGTGCAGTGAAATTACACTTTCTGCTTATGATAGTTGTAGGCTTCTTCTTCTTAATCTAGCTGGTTTTGTTAAGAACCCATATACAAGCCAAGCTGAGTTTGACTACAAGGCTTTTAATAAGTGCGCTCAAAAGTCGCAAAGATTAATGGATGATTTGATCGACCTAGAGTTGGAGTGCGTCGATAGAATTGTTGACAAGATTAGAAAAGATCCTGAATCTGCTGATACAAAAAGAGTTGAAATTAGCTTGTGGGAGAAGATTAAAAAGGCTGCACTTGATGGACGCAGAACAGGTCTAGGCATCACAGGTCTAGGCGATACGTTAGCTATGATAGGGCTAAAATATGGTACACCAGAAAGCATTGAAGAGACAGAGAAAATTTACAAGGAGATGGCTATCGCTGCCTATGAATCTTCTTGTAGGTTGGCTTCTGAGAGAGGTGCTTTTCCTGTGTACAACTATAAAAAAGAAATGGATAATCCTTTCATGGAAAGGCTTTTTGAAGCCTCACCCGAGCTTAGAATTTTACATAGAAAGCATGGAAGAAGAAATATCGCTCTAACAACTACAGCACCATGTGGAAGCGTCTCAACTCTTACACAGACAACATCGGGAATTGAGCCGGCATTTATGCTCAAATACACCAGAAGAAAAAAGATTAATCCAAACGACAGCGATGCAAAAGTTGATTTTGTAGATGATCTAGGCGACAAGTGGCAAGAGTTTGATGTATATCATCATGGATTTAAGAAATGGATGGATGCTACAGGAAAAGAAGAAATAAGTGAAAGCCCATATGATCAATCAACTGCCAATGAAATTAATTGGGAATCAGCAGTAGACCTTCAGGCAGCAGCTCAAAAATGGGTTTGTCATGCAATTAGCAAGACAATTAATCTGCCAAGCGATGTTTCAATAGAAGATGTGAAGAAAGTATACTGGCGAGGCTGGAAAAAAGGCTTGAAGGGTGTGACAGTCTATAGGGATGGCTGTAGAACAGGAGTTCTAGTAACTAAGACAGACGAAAATGTCACGTTTAAAACACATTCAGCACCGTCCAGACCTGAAGAACTTACTTGCTCGATTCATCATGCGACAATCAAAGGTGAAGCGTGGACAATCTTAGTAGGTCTTATGGATGGTAGACCTTATGAGGTCATGGGAGGTCTTCAGAAGTACATAGAGATTCCCAGAAAGTACAAAAAAGGGACGATCATCAAGCATCATTACAAAACTAGAAATTCAAGATATGATTTGAGAATAGGCAAGAACGGTGATGAGATCTTGATTAAGGATATTGTCGATGTTTTTGACAATCCTAATCATGCAGGATTTACCCGAACAATATCATTAGCACTGCGCCATGGTGCACCCATTCAGTATGTTGTTGAACAGCTACAAAAAGATACTGAAATGGACATGTTTTCTTTTTCGAAAGTAATCGCTAGAGTGCTCAAAAGCTATATTAAAGATGGGACTGTGCCAGGCGCAACAGTTTGTGAAAATTGCGGCGCAGAAGATACACTAATATACCAAGAGGGGTGTGTAACATGTACTTCTTGCGGTCATGGAAAATGTGGGTAAAAGGGAGACGTTTTGAAGTTTACAACATCTGTATCTGGTTTAATTAAAGAGATAGAGTTAAGAAAGCAACCTGTAATAATAAGAGTAAACAAATTCAACGAAGAAGAAGCAAAAAAGTTTTCTCAGCAGATGGCTCAAGCACACAACACAGGTCAAAATGTAATACCTGTTGTTATTGATTCTTACGGAGGTCAGGTTTATTCTTTAATGTCAATGATTGCTGCCATCAAAGATGCTGAGATACCTGTAGCTACAATTGTTGAAGGCAAGGCAATGTCATGCGGCGCAGTTTTGCTAACATTTGGTGAAGAGGGAATGCGATTTGCTGACCCTAATGCGACTGTCATGATCCATGATGTCTCCAGCGGAATGTATGGAAAGATTGAAGAGCTCAAAGCAGATGTTAAAGAAGCAGAGCGCTTGGATGAAAAGATCTTTACAATGATGGCTCGTAATTGTGGAAAGAAAGACGACTATTTTAAGAAAAAAGTCTTTAACAAGAAGCATGCTGATTGGTTTATGGATGCACAAGAAGCCAAAAAGCACGGCATTGTTAACCACTTGAGGCTGCCGTCTATGAGAATAAATGTTGATGTAAGCATCGATGTAGAGTAATTGTTAATGAAAGATTTTCATTATGACGGTCAGCATTTACTAATAGATGCTGTATGCAAAAAAACAGACACACTAAATGATTCCAACCTTATAGTTGACTGCCTAGAAGAGATCGTAAATAGCATAGGGATGACAATGATTTTGCCACCCGTGACTGTAAAGTTTCCACATACTTTTTCTGAAATTGATAAAATATACGAAGACCTTAAGAAAGAAGGTTTGGGTGGCAGCCAGACTGCTAAAAGAATCTGCGAAGACCTTAGCAATAGAAAAAACCAGACTTATGGATACTCTTCTTTTGTTGTGATTGCCGAGTCACACATATCTATACATACTTTCCCTGAAGCAAACTTTTTCTCATTTGATTGTTACTCTTGTAATAAGTTTGATCATCACAAAGTAGTGATGTGCTTAGAAAAATATTTTGACATAGATAAGTCTAGTATTAATGTGGTAGAAAGAAAATTACCATAGAATGAAGTTGCAGCTAACATCCTATTTATAGAAAAGGAGGCTGCATGAGAACATTTGATCTATCAGAAAAAGGCCACAAACATACTTTTCCTGTAAAGCACAATATTCACGCTGAACACACAGGCATTCAACAGCTAGAAATAGTTGATTTGCACGGTCTAGGAAAAACTTTGGTCCTAGACAATATTATTCAACTGTCAGAGCTCGATGATGCAAAATACCATGAAATGATGGTGCACCCTGCTGTTGCATCACTTTGTATTGCAAAGAAGTCTCTAGTTGTCGGCGGCGGCGATGGCTGTCTAGTAAGAGAGCTGCTTAAGCACAGTGACATGGAAGTTTCTCTGGTTGAAATTGATGCAAAAGTCATAGAGGCCAGTTGTCGTTATTTGAGCTCGATGAATAATCATGCTTTTGATAGCGAGAGGTGCAAAATCTATCTTGAAGATGTGTGTACGTGGATAAAGCAGTGTGATGATAAATACGATGCAGTTTTTCTAGACATAACAGATCCACAGCACGACACTCCATCCGCTGGAATAATTACAGATGAAATTTTAGGTGAAATAAGAAAAAGAATGAGACCATCAGGTATCTTGATTGTTCAGGCTGACAATCCTGATATATGCCCAGAGCAAGGTGACGCATGGAGAATCACGCTTTCTAGACATTTTCAAAACATTCAGACATTTGGTGTTCCTTGTCTTAGTTACGGAAGTGCAATAAGCTTTGTTGCTGCTTCTAATGGGCTAGGGGTTACAAAATTTGCATCTTTTCCTGACGATCTAGAGCTTAGATGGCTAAATCAGGATCGTCTCAAAGCAGGATTCAGTCTGTATGGAAGAGGAAATGATCATGTTCAAAACACCTCGCAATAATTTTCTAAATGAAAACATACACCCACTAGAAGTGTGGGTCAAGAGCGAATTTATAACAGATGACAAGATCCAAGGTAAGCTATATCCTGGGGTTGCATTTGCGATAGCATCTATAGATGGAAGAGTCCTGAGTTTTCATGTTGAATTAGAGTCAGGTGCGGTATATGGAAGAGTACCTATTCATGGTCTTTTGTGGAAGTCACCTGTTGGAGAGCAATATGTCATGAAAGATTTACAAGTTTATGACTGCATGTCTTACTATGTTTCTGCAATAACATATGATTTTCTAGCTGAGCGCAGATGCAATGTATGGATTCCTTCTTGCAAAAAATATGTCGCAGGCAAGTATCATACCACAATTGATTGGGCATTTTCGTCTTCTGCTGAAACACCTACAATTTATAAAAGTGCAGCAATAATTTTATTAGACAATGGGCAGGTTGCCGGACAACCTAACAATAGGATTGTGTGGAAAGACCCACTCCCAGAAGATTATGAACCGCCGGCAGAGTTAAAAGTTACAACAAAAAACTACAAAATAGAAGTTGGCGGCATGCCATGGGAGCTAACAGGCCTTAAATGAAGCTCTTTTTTGATCACATAGCCGGCAAAACTGAATCGTGTGAAATTATCTACTCTCCCGCGTGTGCAATATTTGAAACATATGAGTATGAAGCTGCACTAGAGAATGGCTGGTCCATCACAACTAATTGGTACCATAATGAGAATGAGTGGTTTTTAGAGTGTCTTGCAAGAAAAGAAATGGTGTGGTATCAAAGTAGAACATCTAGATTAAAAGTGGATGAATTCAAGCTTAAATCAAGACACCGAAAAAGGCTAAAAAAGTTTCCAAGTTTGAGTGTTGACGTATTTAAGTCGTATGATATCGATGTTTTAATGCAAATATACCAAAAGTATCTAAAGCACAGAGGCTATGTTGACATGTATGGCGATATGCACCCATTTAAAAAGCCGTATTACGGGGATGAAAGGTACATTATTGTATTTTACGAGGATAAAGAGCCTATTGCATTCTCTATACAAGACGTTGTCGGAAGATCCGCAGTAGCACTTCAATTTTGCTGGGACTATGTAAACCCGACACTAGGAATTGGTACAATAAACAAATATGTTCAGCTAGAGTTAATGAAAGAGCTAGGAGTAGAATTCATGTACCTAGGTACGTCATATGAGAGCAATTCAGTTAAAAAAGCAGACTACCCGGGATTTCAGTGGTGGAACGGAAGAATGTGGTCTAACGATCGAGATGAATATGTACGGCTGTGCCACGAAGAGACAAAAGCTAAAACTTTAATTGATGTTTCTGACTTACAATTTCAATATTTTGCACCCAGGAAAAATACTTAGAGATGATGATTACCGAGTGCACAGCAGGCATTGCCCAAATAGGCGACAGAAGACTTATCGTTAAAAATAGAGATAAGAGCTATAAGCCTGAATTAGAAATACACAGAGAGCTTACTGATGACGGTGTAGAACTGCTATACTATGCAGACGAGAGATCAAGACATGCTGAGGGGATGAACTCAAAAGGGCTTGCAATAATCTATACCACGACTCAGTATGATCCGGACTTTTTGTCCTACGGATCAAATAATCAAAAAATAATAAAGAAGGCGCTTAAATCTAACACCACAATGGAAGCTCTAAAAACGTTAGCATCATACGATGAAGGCGGAGTCGTAGGGATCACACTAGTTTCTGCTCCTGAAGGAATCTTTAAAATAGAAAACCGAGGAGCAGATCAAGATGCAAAAATTCAAAGACTCCCAAAAGACAAGTGGCATGTTGTTTCAAATCACAATACAATGCTAGATGGCGGTCTAACGCCGGAGCACGGTGAAGACTATGTGTCATCAATAGTTAGAAGAGCACAAGGAGAAGCAGCACTGCATGGTGTGGAAGATCTTACAGACGCATTAACTGCACTAAGATATCAATACTTTTCTCCACATAGTCATTTGAATGTAAGGCGAGATGCTGATTGGGAAATAACAAACTGCCAAATCGGCTTGGACTGTGATAATCTAGAGTTTCATATTTTGCCTTATGAAGATAAAGTTGAAAGCCTTCGTCTTTTTGATGATCTCCCTGATGACTATGAACCTAAGATTAACTTACTAGTGAGGCAGCCTACTGAACCTGAAAAGCCTCCTTTTTTAATGTTTGTAAGAGAGGCACTAATGAAACTGGACGAGCATAGAGTTAGAAAGATTATTAGAGAAGAATTGCGCAAGAATCTAAAGGAGTTTAATCTAGTAGACTATCTAAATCCAGATGAAGACGGCTCAGAAAGTGATTCAAAAAACCTACCTAGAACTAGCCAAAGAGAAGTTGATGATTCGTCTGACTATGACCTTGCAAGAAAAGCACAGCAGGCTTTAATCAATAAGGCAACTTCTTATGTAGACCTTCGCAAAAAAGTAAAAAATGATCCTGTGTTTTATACAGCAGGTGCCTCTGATGAGCAAGCTGAAGAAGAAAGAAAAATTCTGGATAGCTTGCTTGACAAGTTATACGATCAATATGCAGATCTTGAAGAACTTTTGTATCAAATCAAGTATAATAAGAAAATGCCTAGGTCAGAAACTTAATGAGTAAAAGAATCGAGCTATTCGAGGACGGAATAGGCTCAGTTGAGTATATTCAGCATATGGGAACAGACCTTACAGTTGCAAACGCTGCCAGGGTATCTTTTGGAAAACACAAGAATAATCTAGATGAAAAAGACAAAAAGCTTATTAAGTACCTTGTCGACCATCGACACACATCGACATTTGAGCACAACGTTGTTACTTTTCGGTTTGTGGTACCTCTGTTCATTCGCTCTCAACACCATCGTCATCGTACTTGGTCTTACAATGAAATAAGTCGAAGATACACAGATGTAGATATTCAGTTTTATGAGCCGTCTCTACTAAGAACACAGCATGAGTCAAATAGACAAGCGTCAAATGAAAAAGACTTAATTGATCCTCTGGTAGCATACCCACGAGGTCAATATGCTACAATGAACGCATCAGATGCCATAAAAGAACACGGAAGAATTAGCATGAGACTCTTTGAGAGATTGCTAGAAGCAGGTGTCTGTCGAGAACAAGCGAGAAGTGTGCTGCCTCAAAACATGTACACACAATATTATGGGACTGTCAACTTAAATAATCTAATGAAGTTTGTAAGTCTAAGGACACACGAAGGCGCGCAATGGGAAATTCAGCAAGTTGCGAAAGCCTGCCTAGACATAGCAGAAGATCTTTGGCCGGAGGCAGTTCTCTCTTTTAGAGGGAATAATGACTAAAATAAAAGTTAGAGGCTATATGAAGCCAGCCAGTAGTTTTTACACACTGACTGAGTGGGAGATTGCAGTAGCACAGCTTCTTGAACTACAAAAGGAAGGAATCGACACACGAGGTGGACTCTCTCTAGATCAGCGTCTAATAGACATATTGGACAAGTACTTTAGTTATCAATTAAATGACGAAGTTGATCGATGGGATTTGCTAACTCAAAAAAATATACTAGATTTTATTGAAGACTTTGTCAATCATAGATTCTGGGGATTTGAAAAAGAGTTTGGTCATTATTTCCCTGACATTCATAAGCTAAAGTTCGCGTATTTCTATTCACGAGGAGACATGGAGCCCTACGTCATGCTTGATGATGAATACACAGTTCAGTTCTATGGATCACTTTACAACCCCAAGGTTCTAAATCACTACACGACAGAGGCAGGCGTCGAGCGCCTTTATACTGCAATTCAAAATGGGTCTGAGTTTGATATTTCTACATTTACTGTAATGGAAAGGCCCTTTTTTAGAAAAGAATCAAATGTTCTTGTGACACTAGTAGGCAATGTAAGAGCAGGATTTAGAAGTGACATTAAATCTATGGCACTCGATTCCGGAAGAAGAGCATGCAACATGTATAGACTGGAATATCCGGGTAGAAACACTAACAACATATGCTATGACTTAAGTGAATGTGATCATCCGACAAAGACTTCTCTGTGGAATGAGTTTATAGCCACGCCTGTAGAGATAGTCAAAGTAGAAAAGCGATAAACAGATTCGTGTATACGACTTAGTGTTGTTTTTTACTATTGTGCATCTCGCCTCAATCATGTGAGGCTTCTTATACAAATCTTATGAATCGTTTCAAGCAGATCTTGTTTGCTTGCCTAGTTTTTTTATGTATAGGCTCATGTTCTGAGCTATACATGGAAGATCCTACAGCATGCTCTTACGTAACAATAGTAAACGAAGAGTTGCCCATAGTTTCAGTGGATGTCGATACAGATGAGACGTTTAGTGACACGTATGAATATAATTGTATTCGTACAGAGTACTACTTTTGCCCGGGAATATCTGGTCCGCTAATGCGTGTAGAAATTGTTAAAGACATCTGCAAAACACCTCCAGTTGTTATAAGCATAAGTGAGTGCAAAGAGTTTTTAGAGTGTAATCCAGCAATTCCGATAGTTGAAGAAGAACCATGCACAACAACTTCAGGCTACTCAGGAACAAAGTCTATCTATTGTGATAAAGGGTTTTTGAAGCCAGGCCCCTGTGTAGGGGCCTGTCCGGAAAATGATTGTGATACTTCAGAAGAAAAGAATTCTTCTTCGAGCGATGATGCCCAAGATGAAAATGACAATGGCAGTATAGAAGATATCAATAATCCTATCGACAATTGTGAAGATCAAGAAGTTGATGTTCTCTTTTTAGTAGACATGTCTGCTTCAATGAAAAATGAAATAGGGGAAGTCATAAACGGGATCAATACATTTACTTTGCAGTATGCGGAGTCTAATACAAAGTGGGGAATGATAGTAGGACCTTTGAATGCAGGTGAAACACCAGGCAATCAAAACTACTTAGCAATAATAAGCAATCTTCAGGACATAAAAGATTTCAGCTCAGATATTCAAATAGTTGCAGGCTTCGATCTGAACAGTCAATATGAAATGCTTTATGACGGACTCTACCTAGCGATCAGAAATATTTCAACATTTCTACCCTACAAAGATGATACGCTCCTGTGGCCTACGTGGATAGGTGATGTATTTGCTGAGTCTGTTCCGCCACTAGAAGATTTTAAAATTAATTGGCGTACACACAGCAAAAAAGTAATAATCATTTTTACCAATGAGATTGGCCAGAGTTTTCTATTTCCTAAGTCAAAAATAGGCAAGAGCTATAATACAAAAGACACCATTACTAAAAAAAAGCTAGAGACAATGATCTTGTCAATACCGAATCTTAAGGTTTACACGTTTACAGATGAAGACAGCAAGAGCGGCCTGTACGGCTGGGATCTATTTTCTGAAATTACTGAAGGCAAGTGGTATATGCTTTATGACGGAAATCTTTTTAGCAATCTTAGTAGTATCATAGAAGAGTCTGCGTGTCTTTAAAGATTTGTACTTTATAATCACTTGTAATAAAATTCCAGCATGGTTTGGAAACTTTCAAAGTCACCAATTGGAATGCTGCAAGAAGATATGTGGCCAGATGTTTGGAAAATTCTAGTTGTCTGCATACTGCATAATCAGACAACACGCAGACAGGTCGACAAGGTGTATAAAACCCTTTTTAAAAAGTATCCACAGCCTAAAAATATGGCATTAGCTGATCCTGTCGAGCTAGCAGAAATTCTCAAACCCTTAGGGCTTTATAATAGAAGGAGCAAATCGCTTGTTAGATTTTCAAAAGAATTTCTAAACAACGAGTGGAATCTTCCGTCAGATCTATATGCATGTGGAAAGTATGCTGACGATTGCTACAAAGTCTTTTGTAAATTTGACTGGAATAATGTAACGCCAGATGACAATGCATTGAATGACTACGTCGAATGGGCTAGGAGTGAATATGCCTGAAGGGCCTGAAGTAAAAAAGATGGGATTTGACATGTCAAAAAAGATCTCAGGCAAAACAATTAAGAGCGTTACAGTTTTGTCAGGAAGATACACCAAAAAGCCAATTTCAGGGTTTGAAGACATATCTAAATCTTTGCCTACAAAAGTTGTAGGCGTAGGCGTGCACGGAAAATTTCTATATGTGATTACAGATTCTAGTGTAAATCTTTGGTCAACACTAGGCATGACCGGCCAGTGGAGTAGTGGGGAGACAAAGCACAGTAGAGTAAAAATACAGTTTACGGATGCTGAGCCTCTTTACTTTAATGATCAAAGAAATTTTGGAACACTTAAATTTGTATACGGGCCAAGTATGCTCAAGTCAAAACTTACCAAAATGGGCCCGGATATGTTTTCTACAGACACAACTTCAGAAGTTTTTGTAGAGAGGCTTCGCAAAAAAGAAAACTGGAATATTACAAAGGCATTAATGAATCAAGCAGTCCTGGCTGGAATCGGCAACTATATAAAATCAGAGGCATTATGGTTAGCAGGCATAAGCCCACTAAGAAGCGTTTCTGATATCGTCGATCATGACTTAGAACTTCTATTTCGTGCAGTTAAAGGAGTAATGCTAACTTCATATGAGCATGGCGGAGCAACTTTTTTAACACACAAAAACTTTTCAGGAGAATCAGGGGATTACTCAAGTAGGTTTCTGTGTTATAATCGTAAAATAGATGCAGAGGGTAACAAAGTGATTAAGACACCTACACCCGATGGGAGAACTACACACTGGTCTCCCGATAAACAAAAATAAGGAGAAAAAATGTCGCTAAAACTTTCTGATACCACAATCGCTCAAATTGTAAAGCTATTTCAACTAGGGATTCTTACAGGGACAGACATAACTGACCAAATTAGAACACTTCGCTTAGAGGTCGATGCTGATAACAATACTTTAGTGCCGACAGAAGAGTATACTAGTATTTTTGAAGAGAATATTGACAGGATGCAAAACCAAGCCGACGAGGAAGCAAATGTCTGATAAACTAGACCACCTCTTTAGTCTTAGGAAAGATTTTATGGCTCGTCTAGAAAGTGTTAAGCCGGGAAGCTACCCGGAGTGGCCGTTAGACGTGTCTCAAAAGAGCTCACAGCAGCTAATAAGAGACTTAGCTCTCAAGGGTGTTGAAGAGATGTTTGAAGCCTTGGGCCATCTTAAAAACTGGAAGCCTCACAGAGATACTGAGAATCCGGAGTTCGATAGGGATGAGTTTGTTGAAGAAGTAGTTGACGCCTTCAATTACTTCTTAAGCATGCTAGTCTTGGTTGGAGTAAGCGCAGAAGAGCTCTATGATTCATACTGTGCCAAAGATGAAAAGATTCATAATCGTCTAAAGAACGGATATTAGTCTTAAAGGCAAATATAGGCGCCGGAAAAATGAAAACCAAAACCAAGCATAGTAAAAATATGCCATATTACGTGATCCCATTTTCTATCTCGCGTATAAAAAATAACGCCAAGACTATAAGATAAGCCACCCGCTAGCAGACAAAAAAGCTCTGGCATATCCGTAAATTTACTGGGAAAAAAGAGCCCGGAAGAAGGCAAAACAGCTAGCCAACCCATTAAAAGGTAGGACGTAAGAGAAAATACTTCTGACACCTTTTTTTTAAGACAAAGGTTTGCAACAAAAAGAGACCCCATTATTATTAGGATGATACAACAAATAATAGAAGTAGTAGAAAGAGAGCTAAGAAGCGCTATTCCTACTGCGTTCCCTGTTATCATTGTGTAGATTGAACAGCGATCTAAAATACGATTTCTTTCTCTCTTTGGTTCTTGCTTTGAAGAATGATAAAGATAAGATGAGAAAAATGTCCAACTTGATGTAAAGCCCATAATAAAAATAGGGAAGGTTTTTGAAAAAGGAAGTCCGGTGTTGAACACAACAAGAAGTGTAACCAGCACTGAAATCACAGCTGATAGAAAATGAGTTGCTGAGTTAATGACGTCTTCTTCTGCGCTATACATTAGGGTCTCTTAAATAACTATAGACAAATACCAACTACAGTGTCTCAAGAGAACTTAATTTAAAACATATATGTTCATTTAAGACACGAGAACTACACTTAATACAAGTCTAGGGATTTGATATGAGTGACATAAAAAATATTTTAAAAACACAAAAACAATTTTCTAATCTTTTCTTTGACTCAGACGCGTTAAGCGAAAAGGAAAAGATTGAACGACACAAGATATTTGCACTAGCATTACACTCAGAAGTTTCTAGCCTTGCTGATGCTGTACATTATAAAGATCATAGGCCTGTCGCATCTGATACACAAGCTCAAAAAATACTGTATGAAACAGTTGATGTAATGAGATATTGCCTCGCAACTTTGAATCTATGGGATTTTTCAGATGAAGATTTTATGGATGCATATGATTCTAGAGAAGCATTCTTATGGGATAGAGAGACTAGAGGTATACAAAAATGGGACGGTAGCCCTGTGATCATCGTCGACGTCGACGATGTCTTGGCTAGATTTAGAACAGGTTTTTTTGGATGGGTCGAAAAAGAGTTCGGAGTATCTCTTGACATAGAAGATCCAAACTATTACGTCCAGGGCACAGTTGGCGACATGTCGATCGAAGAAGCCTACATGATCTTCATTAAAAATGGCGGAATTAGATCACTTCCTACTAATGACCTAATGCTGGAATCTATTACTAAGCTGCACGAAGCAGGTTTCTGGGTGCACATTCTGACAGCACGCCCTAAGGAAAACTTAAAGTGTCTATACGACACATATTTTTGGCTGTCACAGATAGACATGCCATATGATTCTGTCACACTAAATGCTGAAAAGTATAGATGGCTTTCTGATAAGCCTTTTTTCAAACAAGGCAAAGTGGTCTGTGCAATAGATGACTCACCAAAGCATGCAGCAGAATATGCTCAGCATGATATTCCTGTGTTCGTTCCTAAGAGGTCGTATAATGCCGAAGTATGGGACATGAAAAACATTCACACATTTGACTGGGAAAAGGACAGTATTGATGAAGCAGTCAAGAGACTTTTACCTTAGACTACTATCTAACATTGTTGAAGATAAACTCGAAAGAGAAAAAAGAGATCTTCCACGTCTAACAGAAGACACAACAGCAGGAATTCTGTCAGTATTTGATGACTATCTATTTTCTGTGTGGTTAAATTTAGGCGACACAGCATTTAACAAACTAGGATATCGAAAAGTAACTGATGATTTGCTTGAACAACTAAAGAAGCATGTCTAAAATAGTATTAATCATTCACAGGCACGGAGGAACTAATGCCGCAAAATAATGACTTGGACCCTATTGAACTCCCGATGGAGTTAAAGTTTGACAAGCCCCCAAGCACGTCCTTTATGAATAATTTAAAGGCACTAAAAGTAGAGCTTGTAGATGCACCCACAACTAATCAAGCAAGAGATGTAGCATGGCATTATGTAAAGGCTACTTGGGCTGATACGCCGCAGGAAATTGATCCAAGTGAAGCTGTTGATGCAATCAAAAGCAAAAACTTGCTCGATGTGCTTCAATTTAGAGCACTACCTACTCCAATGGAATGTCTAGGGTTTACATTTAGGCTTTCAGGACTTTCTTTCCAGGAGGTTACTCATATTATCCGTCACCGCGCAGGCTCTTTCGCTGCACAGTGCACCGGTGATCGCGACCTAAGAGACGATCCAGCTGTTGTTCCTGAGTCTGTTGAAAATTCTCCTGAGTTCCTGGAGCGATGGTGTAATTTAGTGAATGAATCAAAGAAGCTCTATGCAGACATGACTGATTCTAGAGTTGTTTCAATGATGGACGCGAGAATGATTTTGCCTAAGTGCATGACATCTTTTTATTACATGCGCCTTAATCTCAAGGACCTGATTGGATTTGTTAAGCAGCGGCAAGACGTTCAGATTCAGCCTGCAGCCGACAATATTCTTGCTGCTCGAATGGCCATTGAAGCATGCAAGGCAATTCCTGAATTGACGCAGGTGTTTAATTTTGATAAGCCTGACTTTCACTATATCAATACTTTTCGGGTAAAGGAAGGGGACAAGTGGATTAGTCGAGGAACCAATCTTTATCAGCCAGAACCTAAGAATGACACTTTTGAATACCACGAAGAAGACACAATCTATGCCTGTCGCCGAGAAGAGTTAAACGGTACACACGGTACAGGGGAAAAAGTTTTCACAACTATGTGGAGAGATCTAATGGACGAATTCGATACAATGAAAAACGACTACAACAAGGAATTTTAAGGAATAACAATGTCAGATACTCAAACAGAAAATTCGCAAAATCAAAACGAAGAAAAGCAGAAGGTTTACCTTGCTGCAGGCTGGTTCAATCCAACTCAAGCAGAAGAACTAGCACAACTAGAAAAGGTGTGTGATGATCGAGATTGGATAGATCTTGCAAGTCCTAGAAGGATCTTTGTATGCCCACCAGATGCACCAAAAGATGTGCAGGACCAGACCTTCGCTGGCAATCTTAGGGAGATTTCAGAGGCTGCCTTTCTCATTGTCAATACACGTGACAAAGATATCGGCACAATTTGGGAAGCAGGGTTTGCATTTGCACACCAAAAGCCTATTATCTACTATTGCGCAGGTTTGCCTGAAGGTGCCAAGTTTAACCTAATGCTAGCTCGAAGCGGCGTGAAGGTATGTACTAGTATTGAGCAGCTAGAAGATTATTTGGATCGATGCTGGGGAGAGAAACAGCTTCTCTTTGAACCATACGATCGTGAAATTGAATAATGAAAGTATTAATAACAGGTGAAGCCGGATTTATTGCACGCAATTTATCTTTAGCATTCTCTTCTCAGGGACATGAAGTCTTAAGCATTAAAGATTCAAATGTTTTAAGGCTTCAGTCTACTGGGGAAACCTGTGTACACAGAAACACTCCCAAGGTATGGGAGTGGCATCTCAAAAATCTAGACGTAGACCTTGTTGTTCATAATGCTGCTGTTGTAGGAACAGATGTTGTTGCACTCAATCCTAATGAGGCAACACTATCTAACGTTGTAGGGTCATATAACATAGCAATGGCGTGCAAGAATGCCAATATACCTGTATGCTATATGGGAACAACTGTAATTTATGACACAGCAAAATATCAGTCAGATCAGATCCTGGAAGACTCTGCTATAAAGCCTATGACTTTTTACGGAAGTCAAAAGCTCGCCGGAGAACATGTTGTTACAAGTCATGCAAAAGACTGGCTGGTCATAAGACCTCTTTTTGCATATGGTGGTGTCGGAGATATGAACTCTCTGATTGCAAAATCAGTTTATGCACATCTAAACAACGAATCTGATTTAGACATGTTTCTAGATCCAGGTAAAATAAAAGACTACCTTCATGTACAAGATTTTTGTGAAGCTGTGGTTTTAGGGTGCTCTAGAGGCTTGTGGGGCAATGACTATAACATCTCAGCAGAAACTCCTCACGTGACACTAAAAATTGTCGAAATGATGAATGAAGTCTTGGGTGCCGATATCTCTACAATGATAAAATGGCACGCAGACACTGATTATCTAGGGAATCACATGTTGTCCTCAGCTAAATTTAGAAATGAGACAGGCTGGTCGCCTAAAATAACTCTAAAACAAGGGATCGACAAAGTGTACAAGTCTATACTAGAGAGTGATGACAGCTATGATCCTTTAGTCCACCTAAACAAGGCAAGACAAGAAGGAATCGATCTTACAGAGTTTTACAACTCCAACATTTAACATGCAAAATGTGTAAAAGCTGGGTCTGGGTGTTAAAATACACTCAGGCCTTTTTTGTATTCGGAGAATAAATTTGACTTCTAAACTAGACTTAATTCGCCCCCCAAGTAGATTTACTGGATTGCACGCGCATTCTTCATTTAGCACATTTGATGGTTTGGGCTATCCTAAGGAACATATTGATTTTGTCTTGAGCGATGCTCAAGGTATGGATTCTTGGGCACTAACTGATCACGGAAACGGCTCAGGTTTGGCACACGCAAGAGCACATACAGTAAAAATGCAAAAGGCGGGCCGGAAATATCGTCAGCTTTATGGTGTGGAGTTTTATTTTGTACCTTCGCTAGAGGATTGGCGAAATCAGTATGAAACACATCGACAAGAAGTTAGAGATGCAAAAACTGCCAAAGAGCAAGAAAAGAAAGCTACACAAAAAATTGTAATTGACGCTGAAGACGAAGTGGAACAGGGTGGTCATGTCATCGAGGATGAAGAGGAAACAAAAAGGTCTAGTGCTAACAAGCCAGAATGGAAGAGATACTATCATCTTGTCGTAATTGCAAAAAATCAAGTAGGCCTAGGTAATCTTTTTACGTTGGTAAAGAAATCGTACAAGCATGGGTTCTATCGATTTCCACGAATTGACTTCAAGATGCTTAAAGAGCATGCTGACGGCCTAGTTGTTTCTACAGCATGTGTAGGAGGATTGGCATCGGGCTTAATTTACAAGCAGTTTAGCGGTCTTAGGTTTGACGAACTTCATCCGTCGCTAATGAACAACTTGGATGACTACAACCCAGTCATGTCCAGGCTTGAAAATATGACAGATCGGTTTGTTGACTGTGTAGGGGTTGATAATTTCTTCTTAGAAATGCAGTTTAATGATTTGCCAGCCCAGCATTTGACAAATCGATGCCTGCTCGATCTTTCTAATAAAACAGGGGTTCAACTCATTGCCACTGCTGACTCTCACTTTCCAAGCTCAGACAAATGGCAAGCTCGTGAGCTTTATAAGAAGCTAGGCTGGATGGGTGCTAAGCTCGATCAAAGCATGCTTCCCAAAGAAGAAGACCTTAAGTGCATGCTTTATCCAAAAAATGCGCACCAAATGTGGGATGAATTTAAGCAAAGCTATGCAGAGTATGATTTCTATCAAGGCAACGAAGAGATCGTGCGAGATGCCATTGAGCGAACTCATGATATTGCCTGGCAAAAGTGTGAAGACACGTGGATAGACACATCAGTTAAGCTTCCTAAGTTTGGCACCCCCGAAAAACCGGCATTTCAAATGTTGGCTGATCTTGTTAAGGCTGCGATGATCCGAGAAGGATTGGCTAGCAAGCCTGAATATGTTGAACGCATGAAAGAAGAGATGTCTGATATCAAGTACCTAGGGTACGAAGCTTACTTCTTGGCAATGTATAAAATATTTCACTTAGCAGAAAACAAGACGCTGTTTGGCCCGGGCCGCGGCTCAGGTGCTGGATCTTTAGTAAACTATCTCTTGGGTATAACACAGATTGACCCATTACCACACGGTCTTCTATGGTCTAGATTCCTAGGGCGCCATCGTACTTCATGGCCTGATATCGACACCGACGCAGGCGACAGAGACGCTCTAATTGATGCATCAAGAGAGCTCTTTGGTGATGATGCTGTTATTCCTGTTTCTAATTTCAATACCCTTAAACTTAAATCTCTTGTAAAAGACATCGCAAAGTTTTACGGAATCGACTTTGGCGAGGTAAACAAAATGACCGGTCCGCTTCAAGATGAAGTAATGCCACATGCTAAGGATGAAAATCAAGAAAAGTCTGTATTTGTTCTCAAACATGAAGATTGCATGAAGTACTCTAAGGGCTACAGAGAATTTATGGAAAAGTACCCTGAGGTCGGCAAGCATGTGGAGACGCTGTTTATGGAAAATAGGTCCATCGGCCGGCACGCCGGCGGTGTCATCATTGCGCCGCCAGAAGACTTAGAAACAACAATGCCTATTATTGGTGTCCGAGGTGAATTACAGACTCCGTGGACAGAAGGCATGAACTTTAGGAATCTAGAAGATAACGGCTTCCTAAAGTTCGACTTTCTCGGTTTGACGCTTCTAAAAGATGTGGAAAATTGTATCGCAAGAATTTTGAAAAAGCAAGGCAATCCTCACCCAACATTCTTGGACGTTAGAGATTTTTTCGACGAGCACCTAAACTGTCGCTATAACAAGCAGGACGATCCAAGAGTATGGGAGCATGTTTACCACAAAGGGCGCTTCACCGGTGTTTTTCAATTTACAGCCCCGGGTGCTAGAAAGTTTTGCCTTGCAGCAAAGCCGACCTCTATTGAAGAGTTGGCTGCATTAACTGCTATTTATAGGCCAGGACCACTTAAAGCGAATGTTCATAGGAAATATGTAAAAGCCAAAAGAAATGCATCAGAGATCAAATATGAGCATCCTGTAATTGAAAAAGTTCTCGGTCCGACGTTTAACTTTGTAGTCTTTCAGGAGCAGTTCATGACACTAGCTGTTGAGCTAGCTGGATTTACACCGGGCGAGTCTGATAAGCTTAGAAAAACTCTTGTTAAAAAGTCACTTGACACAATGGGGAAAAAGGGCGGAGAGCGAGAGGCAGCGAGAAAGAAGTTCATTAAAGGCGCCAAAGACTTGCACGGCATTGATGAGAGTGTCACGCAAGCTCTCTGGGAAACAATTGAGGCTTTCTCTGTATATGGCTTCAATAAGTCACACGCAGTGTCTTACGCCATTGACTCTTATTACGCAGCGTGGCTTCATACACACTATGAGCATGAATGGTTAGCAACAATTTTACAATCTGAAAACAACAGCCCAAAAGGACTTGCAAAGACTATTTCTGAGATTAAAAGCTACAAGTATGATTTTGTATCAGCTGATATCAACTATTCTGGAGAGCAGTGGGAGCATTCCCAAGACGCCGGCGGCTTTGTGCCCCCTTTGAGTTCTGTCAAAGGTGTAGGAAAAACAGCAATGCAGGAGATTATTCAAACCCGACCTTACAATAGCTTGCATGACTTGTTCTTTAATGAAGAAGGTGTATGGAAGCACTCAAAGGTTAATAAAACAGCCTTGTCTTCACTTTGTAAGATTGAAGCTTTTGGCTCACTCGAAGATCTTAAGACGGGCAAGATCGAAAACCACCGCCAACTTCTTGCAATGATGACGGAAAACAAAAACTATGATCTTTTACGTAAGGGTGAGTATGGTATTACAAAGACGCAGAAAAAGCGCGCCGAAAAAAATGGTGAAATGCTAGTACCGATAATCAAAAGGTTGAAAAATGAGTATGCAGGTTTACCTGACTGGAGTCGACAAGAAAAAATTGCAAACTATATCGAAATGACAGCAGGAGTCGATGCTGATTTAGTCTTTCCCTCTGAGCTAATGACAAAGGTCGAGAAAAAGAAAATAGACTCTATTCATACAATTGAACCAGGTGCCCGAAATGTTGGGTGGTTTTGCATATCAGAGATCATTAAAAAGAAAACAAAGAACGGAAAAGACTTTTATCGGCTTAAAGTGATTAACAATGATTATCAAACCACATGGCTCAGAGTCTGGGGTAGAATGGATGTTCTAGAGCCTTATACATTGTGGCTAGCAGATGTACACCATGATGCAAACTGGGGATTTTCAACAAGCACTTATAAAATGAAGCGTATTAGCGCATATGATTAGGATGATAAAATGATAGCATTTCCAACAAAACAGCTAATTTTAGAAGGTCCTGACCTGGTAGGAAAAACCACACTGTATGATGCTCTTCACAAGGCGACATGCTTTAAGTGGAATATTCAGGATAGATCTACATTGTCGATGCTTTGTTATGCAATTCTTTATGGAAGAGATGAAGAAGAACATCGCCGAAGACTGTCTGAAGAGCTTAATGATTTAAATAATAGAATGATCATTTTGATTCCTGATATCAAGATAATAGAGGAGCGCTATCATACAAGAGGTGATGAGTTTCAAGATCTTTCGTCGCTAAGAGAGTTACACAAAATATTCTCGACAGAAGCTAAAAAGATTCAAAAGCGCCCAACAGTAATGTGTATCAGAGAGAATGTGTCTGTAGAAACGATCGTCAATTATACTATGGAGTGGTCTTACGCAATTGAATCATGTTTGCCCACTCATGTAGGTGAGGTAATTCGTGATACGTTGCATGCTTCTTCTGAAGACGAACTAACGCTGAGGGCAAGCTTAATGATGCCCTCAGCACTTCCAGATAACAGCATACTGGATCATGAATATGAAGGCGAGTACTATAAAAAAATACTAAAGGAAACGCAGACTGTCATTGATAATGAACTCGCCGGCAATAATCCGTATAATATTCCTCAAACTCTAGGTAGCCGGAGATTTATTTACCACTCTGATACGTGTATTTCTAACTTACATTTTATGCCGAGAGGTGATGTACTTACTCTTCACGCTATATTAAGAAGTACTGACGTGGATAGAAATGGATCAATCGATTTAGAATTTTTAGAATTTTTAACGAAGCACGTGTATAAGTTGCTTGATCTAAAAGCAGACAAAATTATGATAAATGTAACACTTAACAGCGCTCATATAAGAAGAGACCTGGAGGAATAAATGACTAGAGAACCCGAGTTTATAGTTTATACAGGCCCAATGTTCGGTGCTAAGACAACTAGAATGCTATCTGTCTTAGAGCGGTGCTCATATCAAAATAGAAAAGTTATAGCCTTTAAGCCAAAAATGGATGACCGATACTCAGAGGGTGAAATATGCACACATGCAGGTCTTAAATTTCCTGCGATTAATGTCAACACCGGCACGGAAATCATAGAGTTGAGCAGAGATCATGATGTCATTGGCGTAGACGAAGCTTTCATGATTGATGGGTGTGCTGATGCGTTAATACATCTTTTTAGATGTGGAAAAACTATAGTTGTATCGTCAATTCAAATGTCTGCATCAGGAAATGTTTTTCAGGAAGTCGCTTCAATTCTACCATGGGCAACATCCATAGAAGTGTGCCCTGCAGTTTGTGTAAAGACAGGAAATAACGCATATTACACAGTTAGAAAAGTTGATAATCTATCTGAAATTGAGGTAGGTGGAGCAGATATTTATGAGCCGAGAGCGTGGTCTGCTACTCCGTTCATGAATAGTTTGGGTGATTTAATTTATGACTGAACCTAGCGCTATAGATCTCGTGATATATCATAAAAATTGTACTGACGGTTTCGGTGCTGCGTATTCTGCATGGAAGCTTTTAGGTAATAAGGCTGAGTATCATGCTGCTGCACATGGAGAGCCACCTCCGGACGTAACAGGGAGGACTGTCGCTATATTAGATTTTTCTTACAAAAATAATGTAACGAAAGAGATGATAAAGAAAGCCAAGGATCTAATTGTTATTGATCATCATAAGTCGGCAATGGTGGAGTTGCATGACATATCAAATACTCACTTTGACATGACCAAGTCTGGTGCAATGTTAGCTTGGGAGTTTTTCCACCCTGGAAAAGACCACCCTAAGTTTATCGGATATATTGAAGATAGAGATCTTTGGAAGTGGGAACTACCCTACTCAAAAGAATTTGCTGCTGCATTTGACATGGTGCCTTTTGAGTTTGAAGAGTTTGAAAAATTTGAAGACGACTCCGTCTTTGATGATGCTGTCAAAAGAGGTTCTTACATTCTTGCGTACTCAAAGACAGTTATTAAAAAAGTATGCGACAAAGCCAGTGCCAGATCTTACAAGGGAAAGGATGTTCTAGTTGTCAACTCTTCCCACTGGATGTCTGAAATAGGCTCTCGTCTATCTCCAGACTGTGATTTTGCAATGATTTGGTACTTCGATCATGAAAAGAAAGACATTAAAGTAAGTTTGAGGTCATTTCACGAAAATACAGATGTGTCGGAGATTGCCAAAGATTTCGGCGGAGGAGGACACAAAAAAGCAGCTGGGTTTAGCCTGCCAGGAGATACAAACATTGAAGATATATTCGAAAGTAAAAGAGAAAGTATCACAAATGACACAAAAGACGTACAAGAATCTAAGAGAGAAAGTACAGATGGCAGTTCGTCCTAGTTGGGACGAAGTATGGATCGAAACAGCAGGCATTATTTCGCAGAGATCCTACGATCCTCGATACCAAGTAGGCACGATTGTAGTTTCGGAAGATAACACACAAGTGCTAGCTGTAGGTTATAATGGAAACTATTCAGGTGGCCCTAATGAAGTAGAATCTGAGACACCCGGTGAGTCAGGAATGATTCACGCAGAGATTAACGCGCTTTTAAAGCTAGACTACAATAATCCGAAGAGAAAGAAGATGTACGTGACACTTTCTCCTTGCAGAATGTGTGCAAAGGCTATTGTTAACTCTGGTATTGATGAAGTTGTATATTTAGAAGAATATAGAGATACTAGCGGCCTAGACATTTTAAGAGACGCCGGAATTGAAGTTCGTCAGATCTGATTATTGTCCTTTAGGCTCGCACGATAATAAGTAGAATATAGGCAAGCGTGCAATCGATGAGGACTTTTATATGACCGACAAATTTATTCAAGAACATTCTGAGTTTTTTGAAAACATCTCTAGAAAACTAATGGCACATTTGAGCTATGCAGACCTAATTGATGAAAGCCTGTCTGAATCATCAATTAAGCCACTTGTAGTAGAAGCTTTAGAAAAGACTGAGCTTGAAAAGCTAGAGAAAATAGCCCAAGAGGCTAAAAAAGATATCGATGACACAATCGCTATAGCTACAGACATGGGCTTTACCAATACTGCACAGTATTTAGAAAAACTTAAAGGAGAGCTCCCCGGGACATTTTCTTTAGTAAAAATGGCTTTTAGTGGCGGCGATCCAAAAAAGTCAGCCGAAGAAATTGGAAAAGTGACTAGCATTACGTCAAAGCTAAACTTAGCTCGTGACTCATTTAATGATGCTGTTTTGCTTTTTGGCTCAGAGCTTGAAAAGCTTCCTTTTGCAAAAGAAACTACTTGGAAAAATTTTGAAAAAGACCACGCAGATGAGAATGGTCAATTGACAATTCCCGGCTTAGAAGATGTAAAAGCAGGAGAGTTTGTAACAAAAGTAAAAGAAGAGCCACTTATCGATGTGATAAAAATGGCGCAGGAGTACGAAGGCCTAGAGAAGTTTGAGTTTCCTGACGAGGATTTACTAAGAAAAGCTGCTGAGAACTCCTATAAGCCACCTCCCCCTCCGGATAAATTTTGGGGCAAATTAATGTCGTTTTTTGGCAAAGGCGATCTTGAGGCAGAGGATTTCGCAGACGATATTATGAACGCCTCTCTATCGAAATTAGTTGCAAAAGCAGCAGAGATAAAAGCTGCCCAAGCTGAAGCTGAAAAAGACAAAGAGCAAACAACTGCCGTGATGGATGATATTGGTGCAGATGTACAAGCTCTTGGGCAAGGTGATACTAGCGTCGTAGCTAGCACCGCTCCGGGCGGAGGAAAAGGAGACACCGCACAGCAGACTACAGTCAATGTGCCTGGGGCTGGAGCAGTCCCAATGACACCACAAGTAATTCAACAAGTTGCCCCTGGGTTTGATCAAAAACCTTCCGCCGCGGCCGACAAAAAGATGGTGCCAATTCCAGATCTTGAGAAAACGGTGACAACACCAGAGGATGTCCCTGAAGGTGAGTGGTTGGCAACTCTTATTAACGATGATCCTAAGTCTTCTGTCGTGTTCTTTGATCCTGCAGAAGCTGAAAAAGCTGCAAAAGAAGCAGAGAAAAACAAGGACACAGAAGGTAAACCAGAAGACTCAGCGCAAAAACCTGCGGATGACACCAAAAAAGAGGCGTGGGTTCATAGTAGAAACATGTCAGATTGGCTATTTGAGGCAACTAGCACGAAAAGAGTGAAGCAGCAATCTTGGGTTCATAAAACTTCACTTAAAAAAGCACTGTTTACTGAAGCAATCTTTTACAAAGATGTTGCTAAGGCACTTAAAGCCCAAGGCGTTGAAGATGCAGATCTTCCTGCAAAAGCTGCTGAATTGGCCAAGCGCTTAGAGAATCAATATGACGTACAGATTGCAGACCTTCCTGAAGTGGAGGTAGAAGAAGAAACAGTCGCTGCAGCAGAGCAAATTCAGCAGTCAGGTCTCACAGCACAGGACTTAAAGGATATTCTTGCACAACAAGGAGAAGCCAATAAGCAAAATATGGAAATGCTGAGAGATATTCTAGCTTCAAAAGATGAATCTGAGGTTCAAAGGGCACTGGCACGTGCAAAGGAAAAGGGTGTTAATATCACTAACGTTGTCACTGCCACCGCAGAAGCCACTGCCGACGCCGGCGCCGACACCGGCGGCGACGCCGCGCCTGCTGAAGAGGAAGCAGAACCGAGCAAGAAAAGAGATAGATCGGGCCCTCCTTCAAAAAAGATGAAAGAGAGGGGGAAGGCAGTAGGTCTTAAACCTAAAGAAGGTGAGACTGGGGAAAACTTTGGCAAAAGAGTTCGCCGCGAAGAAGAAAAACAAGGGATTCGCACCAAAAAGAAAGGCGGCAAGAAACCTGCAAAGAAACAGGCAGCCCCAAAGAAAAAGAGCGGCAGTTCAGCTTCTGCTAGTGCGTCTGCTTCTGCATCAGTCTCTTCTGAAGCACTGTGGCATAGAGGAAAACTTTTACATAGAAATCTGGTCCACAGAGCGGGCACACTCACAGAAGTTCTTTTAGGAAAAGAGTCAGAGGATACTATTGAAGATGTCACTAGTAACAATGATATTCATCGCTGGACCCGGTTAGCGGGCTTGGAGGAAGACTAATGCTAGGCGAAACAGATGTAAAGGACGAGCAAGGTAACGTGATCGTTCAGCAAGGGTTGAAAGTAAGACATAAAAAGTCACAGTTTGAATACACAGTCGAAGATGTAGTTGAGGATCCTAAGGGAGATCTTACTGTAATTTTAAGAATGCCAGAAGAGCCTAGATTTGAGCCACCTGTTCCAGGTGATGATGTACTGTCAGATGGCAAAGATAAAAATAGTATGCTTTATGAAGTTGATCCTGAAGGAAGCTCAATTTACTTTGAGCCTGAGTCTGATGAAGCTAATGCAATGAGTAAGCATCAAGAAGAGCTTTTGGCTGTGCCACAATCTGAGTTTGAAAAAGAATATGAGGTCAAATAATGAAAAATTCTAAAAAAAATCTTGTTGATGAATTAAAGGAAGCGATTAATGATTCCCTAGGCGATATCTTGGGTGAAGCTTATGTCGCTGAGCCTAAAAAGTTTGATCTTCGAACTGATTTTTTGAGTGAAAAAGCTAAGAAGCTACTCTATGCAGAGTTCGAATCATTTGTATCTTCTCTGAATAGAGTAAGTGCTGAATTGGATGGAGCCGACCGCGAAAATGCAAATAATAAATCAAGCGATTTTAGAAGTCTTAAGCTAGATGAGACACACAATATGAATGCTGCATGGCTTAGAGCTATGTTTTTTGAAAATATTGATGATCTAGATAGCAGAATAACCATGGACACCTTAGCGTTCCTTCGTCTAGAAAGAGACTTTGGGACGTTCGATGCATGGCAAAAAGATTTTATTGCATGCTGCATGTCTTCTAGAGACGGATACGCAATATGTGGATACTCGCTTTTTCTAAAAAGGTATATGAACTTTATTATTGACAACGAAGCAAAAAATGTGCCTATCGGTGTGCTCCCTGTCATCGTTATGGAAGTTGATTCTGGCGCTTACACAAGAGACTATCTCGGAGATAGAAAGGCTTATGTGATGGCAATGATGAAGGAGCTAAACTGGAAAAGAATCGAAAACAGATTTAAGAGGTCAGAAAAGGCAGCTAAGGTTGCAGTGGAGTAAACAATGTCTAGTAGAAAAAGAAGAAAGCTCGGAAAACTATTTTATGAGTCTAATTCTCTTGCAGGCCTTTTGTTTGAGCAAGAAGAAGACCTTTTCGCTGATGAGCCCGAAGAAGATACTGAAGGTGAGGAGGCTGAAGGCGGCGACGAAGGCGCAGACGAAGAAGGTGCTGAAGGCGCAGACGAAGAAGGTGCTGAAGGCGAAGAGGCTGAAGGTGAAGAAGCTGAAGAAGAAGATGAAAAGCTTGATGTCGATCTCGAGGATGAAGTTAAGCTTTCCAAGTCTATAGATCAAGATCTCGAAGCACTGCTTATAGACTTTGAGACTGACGCACGCAAAAGTAAGGAAATAGACGACACTGCACTTGATACTGTTGAAGAAAGTCTTCACTTGGGGATGCTCCTAGAGCAGGATGACTACGAGGCTGAGATTGATCTAGACAGATTCACGGCTGAAGTTGCTCGTCTTGTCAAAAACTATACTTCGTTGCTTGACATGGAAAAAATGCTTGTTTCAAAAGCAAGAGAGTTCGTCGCAACAAGATACGGTGAAAAAGCTGAACAAGACTTAGTAGACACGCTCAGTGCAAAGCATGACGTTGATATCGTGGACAGTCCAGCTGAAGCTGAGGATTCTGCAAAAGATACAACACCGATCGCAGTTGGCGCCGGAACAGGCGCCGCCGGCGGGAGCGCTGCTTAATGGACGAGCTTACAAAGAGAATTATTGATTTTGAGGTCAGGAAATCTGTCCACATAAATCTAACACGCGCAACACACTCTGAGTTTAGAAAGTCTTTGTTTGATTATTCACTATCTATGCAGGAAGTCTTTGAAAGATTTGCATCACTAGTAGGGGAAAACGATCCCACAGCAATGTCTATAATAGAAACAATCTATAGTGACAAAAGACAGTCTGCACTTAAAGTATCTAAAAGAGAGGCAGAAAACCTTTATGATGCAATTTCTGAAATCGATCCTCTTTCCAAGTAAAGATCTAAAAATTATCGAGATGCAAAAAAAGATACTCCAGATGAGTGAAAAAATAGCTGTACTTGAAGCCTCACTGGCGAAATCAAACGAAGCCATAACTGACTTAAGCAGCTGTGTTGCTAGCATAACGCAGGCGACTCAAGGCTTATCGTATGAAATGACAACAATTACAACAATATTACAGCAAGCAACTGAAGCTGTCAAAAAAGAAAGCGATATTTTAGCTCTCAAAAAACTAAAAGATGATGATGATGGCTATTTGAACTAGGAGAAAACAGTGGCAAGAGTAAAGGCATTTTTCGACAAACATGTTGAGCGATTTATAAGTAGAAAATTTTTAGCGTGGGGAACAGCAACGTATCTTTGCTTGAACGGGGTTGTCAATAGTAGCGATTGGGTCGCGGTGACTTTAGCTTACATCGGAACTCAAGCATTGGTAGATGCTGCTGTTATGTGGAAACATGGGCCGCAAGACAGAGGGTAAAATGGCATTGACGTTTTGGGCAAAAGTCTGGCTGTGGATCAAAGGAAAGTGGGAGTGGGTGGTAGGCCTCGCCGCTGCCCTTATAGCTCTGCTTTCAGTACTTATAAGAAGTAGGCAGCAAAAGAAAGTTTTAGAAGCAGCAAATAAAGCACACGCAAAAGAGAAAGAAATAAACAAAAAAGCCAAAGATGAGCTAGTCGAAGGCCTGACAGAAATTGCAAAAGACAAAGACAAGAAAGTTAAAGATGCAATCGATCAAGCTGAAAAAGAAGAAGAAGACCTAAGAGAAGAAAAAGACGAGTTTATCGACGAGTCTGCCAGCTCTAGCGACTTAGGTAAAAAAATAGCTGATCACTTAGGAGCAGAATATGTTGATGCAAAAGATGAATAAGACAATAGCTGTACTATGTGTATTTCTACTGGCTTGGTCCCCGACTGCAGCAATTGCTGGAGATACACCTCCCACTGCAACCCCTAAAGTCGATGTGAGCAAAATTAATTTAGGCAAAGTAAGCCAAATTAGAAAAGGACAGCATGCACCTTTCTCAGGAATTCTTCTTTCTGAAGACGCTGCAGCTCGTCTTTTTGCTGATATAAAATTTAGTGAAAGAGAATGCCAAATAAGACTCACTAAAGAGTTAAAAATAAATACACTGCAGCTAACAAGTCAAATTGATGCTTTGAAATTACGCCTAGATATTGAGAACACCCGAACGACTTCACTGTTGCAAGTAAAAGACGAACGCATCAGATTTCTAGAAAAAAACTGGAGACCAACACCGTGGTACGAGTCAGGCGAATTTTGGTTCGCAATGGGCGTTGTTGGTGGAATATTAATCACAGTAGGCGCTGCTCATGCAATTGGGCAGGCAGCGAAATAGTTAGTATCGAGGTGAAAATATGCAGCGCAAAACATTAAACGAACAAAGCAGCTCAAAGGGAATTTATGATCAACTCCCTAGCACAGGCAAAGATACTGAAGAACCCACAGTAGGAAGTGATGTGCCGATCGATCCGAGCCAGCAAATGGCAACACAGCTTTCTACTGAAAGACCTCCCGTAGAAGACGAAGAGTTTGTGCCAAGTTCTTTAGAGGAACTTCAAAAGGCAGCATCTGCGATATCTGAGAAAGTACCATCAGGCGAAATTGAATGGTACTATAAGCAACTTCAAGGGCTTTTAGAAAAATCAATTGATAGAGATGGCATGCCAAAAGATGAAAAAGAAGAGGACAAAGAGTTGAAAAAAGAGTCTAAAAAGATAAGAAAGGTAATTCGAGCGGCTTTGCGAGGCATTCTCTCTGAGCAATCATCATATAAGGGGTCTGAAAGAGATAAAGAAGAGTTTGACACTTATAGAGGAACCGAAGTTGATTACTTTGGAGAAGAACCGGCACAACAAATCGTGCAGCCATCTTCTGACGCTGTAAGCTTAGAAGATCTTGCTGATGAGTTTGGATATTCAGGTGCCCCAGGAATGAGACAAGAGATCAATAGACTCACAGACAGAATGGAATATTTTGCCACCAAGGTGAAAAAAGAAGACTTGTCTGCCTTGACTGATTTTGCCGTCGGGGAGTACATTGACGCAATGGAGAAATCTGATTTACTCGACTTGGAAGATATTGAAGACTTGAGAAGTGCGCCTAACATAGTAAAAGACATGGATTCTTTTAGATTCTTTTTTGTGAGCGCGTTTATTCTTCCTGCTTATAAGCAGGTTGCTAGAGAAGCTAACAAAAGAGTAAAGTCAGAAATAGACGATCTAGGCTTGCCAAAAGAAATACATCAAACCATTTTTAATCAAGTAACAGGTGCTACAAAGCAAGATCCAGCCTTGATAAGTAAAAAATTATCGCAATTAGCCAAATCAGGAAAAATAAAGTCTGATGAAATACCAGAAGTACAGGAAAAAATTAGAAGTGCTATTTCTGTGCTTAAATTAGCTAGTGATCCTAGCGACGACTTAGTACAAAAATCTTTGGATAAGTGGCAGTCTATGAATGCCTCAAAGAGAAAATCTTTATTAATGCAGTCCCTAGAGCAAACTGCAGACTTTCAAGAGGCGTGATGGATAAAGTGTCTCACATAATGCGTGACTATTTTAACGAAAAACCAATTAAGTCTTCCACGCCTAGGTTTTTGCTATCTGAGTCGCAAAATATGCCAATCAAGCCTGACATTATTAAGTGGAAGGTAGTAACGGATCCTGAGAGGTTTATGAGAAGGTTTGAGTTTTCTTCTCGTTCTCGGCTAATAGACTTCTTGGGTGAGGTCTTAGAGTTAGAAGACGAAATGAACCATCATGCAAAGATCACAATTAGTCACCTGCACATTGATATCGAAGTATATACACACTCAATCGATTGCATCACAGAGCTTGACATAGAATATACTTCATCTGTTGATCAAATATACGAAGACGTTTTACACTATGGATACAATGAATAACGATCCTATAGTCACAACAGAAGATGACGCCAATCGTGTCATAATGAGTGAAGGCTTAAGTCTAGACTTAGGCACACCTGAATTTGTTGAGCAAATTTTAATGATAGGCGAGACAAGATACATTTGCACACTTCGAACTGCAGAGTTCAAAGATAGTTTATGGACTTTTAACTTAGAAGTCCCCGGTATGTCTCTTGTAGATTTATTACATGAGCGAGAGACAATATTTTTATACGAAAAAGAAAAGTTTAGAGCTGATAAAAGTTTTCAATTTAGTAACTTAGACATGACCAGCCCTATGATAACCTTTTCGGCGAAGAGGATAGTTAGTAACGATGAGTGAAAAAAGTTTTCAATTTGATAAATTTGTACAAGATCTAGAAGAAAGAGAGCGCTTGCAAAACGAAAGAAGAGAGATGCTTGAAAGGCAGGAAGAAGAGTGGCAAGTAAGAGAGCTCAATAGACGGTATAGGGAACACCCGCACAATAGAATTATCAGAAATCAGGAGAAGAAGTGAACATTAATCTCAATAATCTTGAAAATCTGGTCGCTCGGGAAACACTGAAAGCAATAAGAGAAACTCTAGATTCACAGCTCTCTGATGATAATGACGAACGCCGTCGACAAGATAGACAGGCTTCAATTGTTAAGAAAAAAGGGCTACACGCCTCTGACGATAAAGAAGAGACAAACGAAGCAGAAGAAGAAGAGGCGGAGGCATCTGAAGAAGAGCCTGAGAAGCAACCTTCAGGTGTGCCTGATACTATTGATAAAGATAAAGCTGAAAAAGAACCTCGCGAAGATAGAACAGGCGGCAAGGGAACTAAAGACTCACCAAAGCTAGACACACCGACACAGCAGCAACTAGAAAAACCAACTGTAGGGGCAGTAATTGATAAATTGAACGCTTTACGAGGTGGTAGATCTCTGAAAGACCCTGAGGTTAAAAAATCTTTTTCGCAATATTTTGAAAGTTTGACGAAAGATGAAAGAGAGTCAATGTTGGTATTTTTGACAGGGCTGTCACAGATTCTTGCAGGAGTTGCAACAGGCACTGAGGCTTTAGACCCTGGTGATGTTGGTCTTCGAGTAAAAGATGATCCTGCTAGAGGTCAAAAAGCAAAAGAGAAAAAAGCTGCAAAAAAAGGCAAAGAAACGACAGAAAAATCTGGTAGGCCAGGTACAAAAGAGCAGCCTATTGTTGTAGGCGAAGCGCAGAAAAAATATAACATTAAGAAGCTTCTAGAGGCTTATCGGAGATACGAATGAAAAAGGCAATACTCAAGAGGCGTCTTAGAAGAGTAATTTCTGAAGTGATGCATTCAGAAAACCCAGTGGAGATGCATAGATGTGTTTCCGGGGAAATGGTTCCAATGGACAGTCCAGAATGCATCACAGATCTAGAGTTTAGAATAGAAGATGCTGCAGCAGATAGAGATGCTTGCAATACTAGGACTGATGCTAGAGTGCATTACAATGGTTTGCTCAAAGTCTTAAGAAGAAAACTAAAGCAGTCAAAGAAACTACAACCTGAAAATGATCTTGAGGTAATAGATGTCTAAAAAGGTAAGAATGACTCGAAGGCAGTTAAGAAGTCTTCTGTTAAGTGAAATGCACAGTCCAAAACCCAAGTCTACATCTAGACTTGTAAACTTGCTGTTCGAACAAGAAGCTCCTGCGAGCATAGAAGATGCAAAAGAGCAAGAGGTTGAGAATAAGACAATTCTTGTGCTTTACGGCCCTCCAGCCGCTGGAAAAGGTGCCGCGAAAAAGATGGCCACTGACCTCGCCGGAAAAGAGACGAAGGAGGGCGAGAAGAATTTCAAGGATTTCCTAAAGTCAATGAAAAAGACTGATCCGGAAAAATATTCTCAGTTCTATCAAGAAGAAGACAAGGCGATGACTGATGCAACCACTAGCTCTCTTCCCCCAAAAGTGTTCGCTATGGTACACAAAGCCGCCGGCGGAGAGTGGGATGAAGCTTCCGGAGATGTGACAGGAGATCAGGGTGCGTTTGAAGCAGAAGCTGCTGAGCATTTTCACGTTAATGAAAATGGCACGCAAAGTAATCTCTCAGACCTTCTGAGTTGGAACACATATGTCAATCTTATGCGCGATGCCAAAGGGGACCCAGCACAAGCCGCTGACGCTTTTACTAATCATCCCGAGACTCAATCGTGGTTTGCACAGGCCAGAGGGTGGTCAAAAGAAGTTGACGGATTCGAATTAAATGATTTTACTGGTGTGTCCGATAATCCAAACATGACCTTAGGGTTTAGGTGGTACGCTTCAGAAAAATTCTTAGAAGATGTAGAGAAGGATCTTGAAGGATTCTTGAGTGGAGAAGCAACAGAAACGGCTGCGAACGTCTATCTTGCTGATCAGTCTGGTGAGAGTTCTGCAAATTTAAGTAGAATTGAAGCGATGGGCAAGCTAAAAGAAAAGTACCCGAATGTAAGCGTCGTGGGCGCGTACATCTACCAGCCAGCCGATCGAACAAAAATTGCAAATCTTCACAGAAAGGCATTTGATCAAGGTGGCCGCCGAGTGGCTCAAGCAGAAGTCGATAGAATTTACGACAATGCACCCGAAGTTGATGTAGATGGTAATAAGGTTAACGTAACAGATCCGGGGCCGGCTGTTGAAAAGATGCAGTCTTCAGGTTTTGATTCGATCTACGTTTTCGCGCCACCAGATGCTTTTAATCCAGATGAAGAGACGGCCTCCGACGGTCGCCACGTTGGTGCTGCTATTTGTCAACCATTTGGGGATGGAACGGGATACTTTTCAATTGAAGGCTGCGATGAATTTGTAGAGGGCGGAAGTCAGGCAGATGCTCAGCAATATGCCGGCATGGAAAAAAAGGCCGTTAAAAAGGCAAAATTAGGTGACAATGAGGGGTTTGAAGACGGTTTTATACCTGAAAAGATAAACTCTAAGGAGAAACAAAAACTCATAAATGCACTGAACGATATGGGCTTTGGAATTAGCGGCCAGAATCTTCTTTCATATCTTAAAGATTACGCACCTCCTGGCTCTGCACGATCTGGTGGATCAGAGTTTGGTGCCAACACGTATTCTAAAAAGCTGTTTGCTAAAGAGACAAACCCGACTGCTAAGTCTGATGATTTAGCTACCGCCAAAAAAGAGTCAGTAAGAACTGAAAACTCAGAAGACGGACTTATTATGGAGCGTTGGCGAAAGTTGGCCGGATTACTCACAGATTAGTGTATGAGTAGGTGATTTTGTGTTATAATATGCACATACTTGCCTCAAAGGAGAACACACATGGGCGGAGTCGCCGGACATTTAGCACACCTTCAAGAAAACTTGGACTTTACTTTCGGCGACCTCAAATCCATTCTGGGTCGAGTATCTACTGGCGAGATGCCAGTTGTCGAGAAAGTTGACGGCCAAAACATCTTCTTCAAGTGGACAGTCGATCCGGATACTGGAGAGGTTCGAACAGCTCGAAACAAAGGCAACCTCGTAAAGGGCGGCATGTCCCCTGAGCAGTTTACTGCTAAGTGGGCCGGCCACCCCGCTGAAGGCGCTTTTATGAACGGGTTCGAGGCCATCCAAGGTGCGCTATCTCAGATCGGCCCGCAAACCGCGAAACAGATCTTCACACCTCAAACTGAGGGTGGGCAGCGATACGTCAATGCTGAAATCATCTACACAGGCAATCCGAACGTCATTAATTACAACGGTGACTACATTGTTATGCACAATTTGCAGGAGTTCGACACCGCCGGCGAATTGGTAGATGTACAGCTGCAGGGTGGAGAGTTTAACCAGTTGTTGCAAGCTGTGGATGCCGCACAAACCGCAGACGACCAAGCGACATGGTCAGTCGTAGGACCACAAGTGATCCAATTGAAGGATATCAGTCACACAGACGTGAACGAAGTCTTTTCAGAGAAGATCAGTGCCCTAGGTGTGTCTGACGGAATGACCCTGGGTGATTATGTGGAAGAAAAGCTGCGCACAGGAGTTGTGGGCAACCTTCCCATTCCAGTACACAAGCAAGAAGCGCTAATCAAGCGCATTATTGGGTTTGGCCAGCGTCAAGATCCGAAATCTCTGCCTCCACTAAACGATATCAAGCGCGGCGTGGGAAAAGATGTGCAGAAGAGAATCAGTGCATTAGGCACCAAGGCCAATGCGTCCAAAGCGATCGCTGCTGTACTGAAACCGGTTGAGCTAGCCATTCATGATATGGCAGTAGAAGTGCTGAGAGGAGTCGCATCAGCGCTCACAGCAGGTCACGACGAAGAGTTGGACCGCCTCAAGGCGGAGTTGGAAGCTGCACAGCAGGCCATCATGTCAGCTCGAGATGCTGATGCAGACACACGTCGCGCCATGCTAGAACAGCAACTGGAAAAGCTAGGCGATCCATCTAATATCGCTTCTAGTCTGGAAGGCATTGTGTTTGAAGAGCCTCCCGGAAGCAAAGCACTGTACAAGCTTACCGGAGCCTTCGCGCCGCTAAATCAGATCATCGGTCGAGCAAAGCGCATTCCGACGGGTCAAAATGAGTCGCTACTGCGTAGTTATGTAAGGGCATTTTTAGTAGGATGAAGATGAACGAGCAAAAACTGCGCAAGCTGATTCGGGAAGCTTTGCTGTTAGAGCAAGATGAATCTGCAACACAGATTTCTGTAGACAAAGAAGAATCTGATCTAGGCAGCCCAGCGTCCATTGGAAAAATTAGCTGGGCAGAAGTCTTGCCAAACGCTCAGGGCGAAGATAGAGAAAAAATACAAGCTGTAATAGATGCAGGCCCTGATTCTACTAATGCCAACGGTGAATATGCTATTATTGCTGCTCTAAAGATTGTGGCCCCGGGGAATTGGTCACAGGTGGGGGGCGGAAAAGATCATGATATCTATCTAGATGGAACAGCAGCATCACTCAACGGTGTAGCACTTCAGCCAGGAAAATACGAAGCAAAGACTCAAGCCCCTGAAGGTGGTAAGATAGCTCGATTAGGCCAGGCAAAGGCTGTAGAAGTTGCTATGTCACCTCCCTTGGACGCACTTAAAAAAGTGGGTGAAGCTTATCGAAAGAGTATTGTCCGCAAATATAGTGATGAAAAGGGTGCTATTAATGAAAAGACATTAAAATTTATTGGAAATCCCCAAAAGAACATGTTGGGGAGAGCTCTGCGCACAATGATAGAATTTTTTGAAACACCATTCAGCGGCTCAGGTAAAAAGCGATACGAGAATATGATGGGTCTAGAATTGGCCGCGGGAACTGTTGAAAATATTAGAGGTCCTTTCTTGCCTGGTCTTGAGGAAATTGCTAACCTTTTGAAGACAGTCGTGATGATGTCTCCTGAAGAAGAGGCGCGCCAAGAAAGAGGGAGAGGCGACACTGTTGGAGGCGTACCGAATCTCGTAACAGTAACTTCAGATGAAGGCACACCCACAGATACTGATGATGATACCGAGTTTAAGTTCGATACGATTACTTGGGCAGCTGATGTTAGTCGAAGAATGTCAGCTCGGCAGGCAGGATCAGGTGTCCCTACTGAATCTGACAAAGCGGAACTTGACGAAGAAATTCAATTCGTCAATAACGTAGTTGATGCACTAAAAGATGTCTGGCAGGCAATAGATTCCGGAATGGGAGAACTCCAAAAACTAAGCACAGACGAATTTTGGGATGATTTAGCAAAAAACACGCAGGTTATCGGTGATGATTATGTCCGCGGGCTATGGACAGTTGATAAAGTCAAAAAGGAAAAGGGATTTACTTCTACTGGATTCAGCTTTTGGGTATTTCCTGACCTAACGACAGTGTCGATAACTCAAGGGGGAAGACTGGTGCTTAAACCTAAGAATACAGCGACAAATGAGAGCATAGAAAGAGATATTCGTTTGCTCATTCGTGAAGCACTTCTACTAGAAGAGCTCACCAAGACCGACAAAGCCGAGATCAAGAGAATCGCCAAAAAGCAGGCAAAAAGTGTGCTAGATTCAGAACTGGACAAAGCATTGGGCACCAGTTTCTTCGGCAACAAGGGCAAAGTAAACAAGTTCGTCGATGATGAGATAAATCGACGCTTCAAAGCCGGAGACAAAGACAAGGACTTCTCTGATGCCGTGGAAAAAGTGGCCAAGAGAGTGCTCCAGGCCCTTTATACGATGCATTACAAGAGGAACAACCTAATTAAAACTATGCCAGTTCCAAAGAGCTGATATAAAGAGAAAATTTTTAACCATGAAAATCACAAAACGACAACTTAGAAGAATCATCAAAGAAGAGAAAGCCAAAGTTCTGGCTGAACAGTATGATGACTACGAAGATACGCAAAGTGATCTATTATTCGACAATGATTTTCTTCTCGAAGAATTGCAATATTTGCTTGATGAAAGAGGTATTGAAGCAATGACACCCCCGGAGTTTTCATCTTTCGAAAAGGCAATGGCCGGCGCCATCGCGCGCATGCGCAGGGAAATGGTGGCCTAAAATGAAATTATCAAAATCACAATTAAGGCGAATTATTAGAGAACAGGTCGACGCGCCAGACGTCCAATTAGACGAAAGTCTTCTATACGACCACCTTCGCCAAGTATTTGTCGACAATGGTGGGGAAGGGATGTCAGCGCAGGAGTTTGCAGAGTTTGAAGAGGCGATGGGATATGCCATGAGAAACTTAAAAGGAATGATTGTAAGATGAAAATCACTAAAAGACAACTAAGAAG